TTCAAATCATTCCAACAAATCGCGAATTGTTCGTCCGACAATTCCGCCGGATCGACTTTAAAATAAAAACGGATCAACGCGTTCATTTTTCGCAATTCATCCGTTTCACTTTTTGCGTTGCCGCGTATTTTATAACGACTTAAAGTTTCTTCAAGTTCGTTTTTTTTAGTTCAAAAAGTTTGTAAGCGGACATTGCCGCTGAAATCAACATTTGTTCGTCCGTTCTAATTAGTTCGTCACCGGAAATCCAACACGAATTCAAAATCAATTCGCCGGCCTTTAAATATTGCGGTTTTTCACCTCCGGACGGCATGATCAAACCGATCACGATTTCCAAAACAGTTCGCGGAATTGCCGTCAATTGACACGTGTGATCAACGCCGTCGTCGTCCGTGACCGTGATTTCGTATTTCGCAACCTTCATTTTATTGATAGGTTATATGTGAACAAACCAAATCAAAATCACGTTTCAAATCCGTGTCGCCCTGGGAACCGGAAACGCCGTCCGAAAGAAATTCACAATTTTTCAACGTGTGTGTGACAACATTCGCGGACGTAGGGTGTAAGTAAACAATAACGATGTCGAACGCCGGAATTTTAAGCAACGAACCGGTTGGAACCGTTTTTCGCAACGCCTCGACGTCATTCATTGACATTGTGATTTTCGCCTTTGCGTCAATCGCTCCGTGTCCACGTGAAACCGGACGGTCACCGGCTCCAAAATTGTTTTCCTTTTTCTGTTCTTCAGAATATTCGACCGAACTGATTGACGCAACCGGAACGCCGGAAATCAATGTTTCAATTTGCGCGAAATCGTACGCGCGGCCGTTGATCAATGGATTCATTTTCTTTGGTTTTTTACTTTTATAATTCTGTTATAAATCCAATGTTGATATTTATTTGACGCGCAACGCCAACCGGAACAATCGATAATCCAATGTTCAATTCGGACGTTGCCGCGACGTTTTGTGTTGGCGAAATCGTTGTTTCATATTGCGAAATCTCACCGGAAACTTTCATTTGTTCCAATGCGCGGTCCGCATTGTTTTTGAAATAACTGATCGTTGATTCCTGCAACGTTCCGTCCGCGTTCAAATACAACGGCGCGGATATTGCCGGAACCATTAAGGTTCGAACATTCCGAACGGCCTTTTGGATCGTTCGGTTGTTTTCTAAATATGCAAAATCACCGGTCAAAGGTGTCGCCGTGTGCGAATCGTTCATGAACGTTCCGGCAACTCCGGTTTCCTTTGTGAAAAACAACCAACCTTTCGCGTTGATCGCTGTTTTAAGTGATTCACTTTGTAATTTCACCAACGCGCCGTTTCCAAAGGCCGGAACGTCGTTTTCAATTCCGTTCGAATAGTTGAATTTTTCAACCCAACCAATATTTTCATGGACCTTTGCCAAAGACAACGCGCCCAACGCCGCGCCAACATTCGGAATCGAAATTTCAAGGTCAACGAATAAATCATTCCCCTTTTGCGTTCCGTCCTGGCCAATCATAACAGAAACCAACGGACACGCCAACGCGCGCAAATCGGCCAATGACGCCAACGCCGTTCCGGACGTGTCCATTCCTAAGATCGCGACCGCCGGTTGATTTTCCGCCAAAAATGTCGCACAATTTATTTGTAATTGCGCGACAACGTCCGCGTCGAAAACGTTGAAAACGTCAACAACGCCGAATTGACGAATTTTTCCGTCCGCAAATAGGCGAACCGAATCTATTTCGTCGTATGTTGGCGCGGTGTTGTCGTAAATTCCAACATAAACAACGGCCTTTTTGTTCATTTTGAACAATTCGGAAATTTGATATTCCAAAATTTTTACCTCATCAACCGCGGACGTCGAAACAATTCCCAAATCCTTTGCGTCTTGCAAAGAATATATTATTTTTATTCGATCCGTGGTTGTGAATCCGGCCGGTAAATCCGCGTTTGCGATGTATGTGATCAATCCGGAAATGTGATCTTCTCCGGCAATCGGACGACCGAGGCCGCCGGATTGGATTGTAAATGTGATTCCGTTCATTTCTTAAAAATTACAATACGTTTGAAAATAATGTCCATTGAATCAAAACGTGACCGGTTGCCGTGATCGTGTCCGCCCCTGCCCAACCGTCCGCAATGTTCAAAAATACGTCATGAGAATCGGCCGCCAAAACAACCAATTGCGTTCCCAATGTTGCCTTTTTCGCGGTTTGGTTGCAATCCGCAACCGTTTGACCGGTCAACATATTTTCGAACGCGGCCGTTCCGCCCAAAACCGCAACGGTTCCGGTTGCCACGGTTGTTCCAACTCCAAGATCCGGCGTGTCCGCCTGGCAAAGAAATGAACCAACGGTTGATTTACATGAAACCTCCATGTGTGTCGCCGAAACGACAACCGCGCCGGCCGGCAATGTATAAATTTTCGCGCCTCCGGCCTTGTTTGCCGCCGATGTTGGTGATACTAAAGGCAAATCCGCCAACGCGATCCGCGTCATGTGAAAAACTCCGTCGCCGTATTCTTTAACGGAACAATAAGTTGACGAACCAACGGTTCCAACGTTTGTATCGTTTCCGGATTCTGTTCCAAATGGTTGTTTGATAGTTTGTGACATTTTTTTATGTTTTGTGGTTTTTTGAAAAGAAAACGGCCAACCGTTTGGCCGGCCGTTTATCTTTTATAATTCAACCAATGAATCAATTTTCAATTTACGACTTTTGTTCGATTGCCCAAACTCCGGCGTTGTCGGTTCTTATTATTTTACCGCCGGCCATAACTAAAGCAGAAAATACTGATCCGTAATATTCCGGTTTGTCCATATCCGCGAAAACCTTTGTTTCGCCAATTGCTTTCGCAACCGAATATTTGGACCATGCAATCGATCCGGCGCAATCCGTTGTTGCCGCCGCGGTTCCAACGGCCACTTTCGCGCCCGAACCATTAAACGTCACAACGTTTGATCTTTTCATGATATTGAAACCGAACAATTTCGCAATCGTTCCGTCCGCCGTTTGGTTTTGGTTCATGTAATCAAATGACATGATTTCGGCAATCGTAAACAGATCACCAAACATGATCGAATCCAACATTATATAACGTCCGTCCGCCGGTACATTGTCCTGGTCGAAACGTGTCGCCAATAAAGCCAAATCATCTTTTGTCAATTTCTTTCGTGTACCGGTTGCGGTTGAATTTGGCAACAATCCGGTTGTTGCGCCGGTTGTTGAAATCACCTTTGTTGATGCCGGTGTCCAATTATATAAAATTTCTTTTGCTACACGGTCCGCCAATAGTGCGAATTGTTGTCCGGTAACGGATTGACGTTTATCATAACTGTTTTGCAATTCTTCGATGTTTGTGATCAACAACGGATCGGTTGTGAATTCCGCCAAATTATATGTCAAATCCGTGTCGGTTCTTTGCGCGATTGTTGCCGGTAAAGACGAACGATCCTTTGTCACCGCAACCAATGATCCGGATTGTGGAACGTGAACCGTTTTGTTATTGACATATTGTGAATGATCAACCGCAAAGTTGAAAAAATCGTTTCCGGTAAAAAGTGCCTCCGCGATGTCTTGTGTCCAAATTTCAGTTTGCAAGGCCATAAACGTCAAACCGTTTGTTGCGGATTGAAAAAAGAATTGCGGAATTGTTCCGGTTGCGAAAATTGCAACGGCCGCGACAATTGTCGGAACGCCGATCGTAAAATTGACAACGGATCCGAACGCAAACGCCAACGCGACGTTTAATAAAATTCTAAATTTTGATAGTGACTTTTTCATTTCCCTTTTTTTTGATTGTGTGTGTAAATTTTTATTTAAACGGTTGCCGGTTTCTTTCCGTATTGTGCAACATATAATTTTTCGAATAGATCCGGATTTTCGTTGCGGATTTGGTCAACCAATTTCGCGTCCGTCTTTTCAAGTTGACGCAATGTTTTTCCGTTCACCTTTCCGTCCGCGCCGTCAATTTCTTTTCCGGCCGCGTCTAAAATAACTTTCAAAACATTTTTCGGTTTCTTTGAAACACTCGAAACAATTGTGTTGAAAACGGTGATGTCTTTTTTCGCAACGACTAACATTTCCGCGCGTTTCGCAACGTCGATTTTTCCGTCATTGATTGCCTGGTCAACCGCCGATTCCACTTTCGCGTCCGTTTCAGTTTTTTGGATCGACTCCAATTCCGCAATCTTCGCGTCCTTTTCAGAAACCGCCAATTCCAATTCCGCGATTTTCGCGTTTTGGCTTTCCAATGTTTCAACGGCCGCGGTTTCGATCTTTTCAGAATCGTTTTCCGTTTCGTTGTTTTTGAACTTTTTCAAGTTCGTCAATGTCAAAAATATTTTTTTCATGCTTTCGCTGTTTTTGTTTTTATCGGATTGATTCCGGATTGCGTTTGCAAATAAATAGATTGATTTGGAATTGTTTTGCATCAATCCAATGTTCCGTTCCGTCTTTACAATTGAATCGATCAATCCGGCGTCCAATGACTGTTCCGCATTGAACCACGTTTCCGCGGACATGAACGTGTTGATTTCGTCTTTGGTGAACGTTGAATTGTTTGACAGAATTGTCGAAATCACGTCTTTGAATTGTGTCAACGTTTCACGATCCTGGTCCGTTAAATCGTCCGCGGTGTCAATAGACGGATCGTGAATCATTAAACGACCATAATCGTTCATGAATCTTTTTCGTCCGGACATTGCAATTACTCCGGCAATTGACGCCGCGATTCCGTCAACATAGGTGTCAACCGGAATCGTTGAATTGCGGATCGCGTGAACGATCGAAAGGCCGTCAATGATTGATCCGCCGCCGGAATTGATCCGAACGTTGATTTGACGAACTTCGTTTTTCATTGCCGATTGAATGAAATCGAAATCGTCCGCCACACGGCGTCCGGACAATCCGGAACCGGTGTTTGGATCAATTCCGATTTGATCGAAAATGAAATATTCCAACACTCCGTTTGAAATATTCTTTGCCGAATATAATTCCGTTTTCATTATGCAATTTTTTGATAGACGTCACCGTTTGAACACAACAACGGATCGGCGTCCAAAGAAACCAAAAACGTCACGTCGTATTTAAACGAAAATCTTTGAACTTTAAATTCGCGGCCGCCGGTGTCGTATGTCACCGGATCCGCGTCCGTTGCCAATTCGGAAATGTTTGTCGTGTTCAAGAATTGCTGTTCGCCCTCCGTTTCGTGTTGAACGGTGACGATGTCAACCGGTGACATTGCGTTGATATAAACTTTCATCTTTTTCATGTTGCGAATCTATGTTGATAAATTGTTTGTGAATGTCATTTCAATGATTTATTTTCGTCTTTACAACCGAAAACCAATGAAAAAAAACGAATCAACGTCAATCAAACGCGCGGCCTACATTCAAAAAACAATCAATTCGCGACCGGCCGGAACGAAAGTTGAATCCGCTGTTTTAGAAATCGCGGACCATTTGTTTCTTTCACCTTTCACCATTTGGAAAGATTATTCCAAAGAAATTCCGGAACCAAAAACCGCCGGACGGAATAAATATTAGTCTTGTAAGATAATCAATTCGTTGGAATGTCCTATTCCATTCAACACAACGCGCGCGTTGACCGTTGGCGGATCGATTTGTGTCATTGTTGTCGCGTGTGAAATGGATTGATTGTTTATTCCGTCGCCGTCCGTAAACGTTGACCGCAACGCGGACGCAACGGTGATCCAACCGTTTCCGTTGTTGTATTGAACAGAAACCAACACGTCCGGATCAACGTCCAACAAATTGAAACGCCAATATAAATGAACAACGGTCGGATTGGATCCGGCGAACCACCACCAACAACCAACCAATTCAACGTCGTCAACCAATACGTTCGGAAAGTTGATATTCAATGTCAACGCGTTCGTTTCGTCCGGAATAAAATTGACCAATTGTTTGGCCTGGATCTTTTCCGCGTTGTCGTCGGTGATCTGTGTTTTATATTCGGCAACCCAAACCAAAATATTGTCGTGATTGGTGTCCTGTGTTTCGGAAACACGCAACAACGGCGTGAAAAAATACGCGTCAAACATATTCACCGCGACATGAACCGCCGCGATCAAATCGAAAAATTCTAAATCATTCGGTTGATCGGTTCGTCCGGACGAAAGGTTCGTTTTGTAGGTTTCAACGCCCAAATGGAACCGGACATTCAATGTTCCGACCTGGATTCCGCGTGATTGCGATTTCCAATCGAACGAATCGAATTCAATCAAACAAACCGGATATTTGAACGGATTGTTTTTCTGTTCGTTGTTGAATTGATCATTGAACAACGCGATCGTTTTGATTGCCGGAACGCGCGCAACCAATCGCGCCTTTATTGCTTCGAATAATTCTTTTTTCATGATCTTAAAATGTTTGACAAATGATTGTTGATTTCCTTTTCGATCAACCTGGTCAATTCTTTCGAATTGCCAATGAATTGACGTTTCGGATTGTTTCCCAATCCGCGATTGTGGAATGTTCCGTAATTGGTACCATAAAAACCAACGACAACGCGTTTCCACGTTGCAATTTTAATTTTTCCGGATTTCCGCAACGTTCCGGAATCAACCAAAATCGCGCGCCGTTTTTTCGGATTGTTTCGATCGGATCGATTGCGCGTTTTTCGTTCAACCCACGGATTGAACGATTGGTCCGTGAATCCTTGGTTTTTAAATGAACGTTGGAAATGTCGCAAAGATATTCCGGCCAACAAATCCGGAATCCGTGATTTGGCGTTAGATAATGCCTTTATTTTGGCCGCGAAATTGAATGTCTTTGCCACGGTGCGAAATTATATGTTTTCACCTTCTATAAAAACCTCCGTTGAATCCGTGTCGTTGTTTGCGAATTCAATTTCCTTTCCACGATCAACCGCCAAAGACAAAATTTCGATCGCTCTTTTTTGTCCGGTTGCTGTTATTAGGATTGACAACGTTTTTTTGTTGTTTGGGAAAACCTCCAAATATTTGTTCCAAAGTTTTTCTAATTCGTCCATCGGTTTATTTTAAAATGTCATTGAAATATTCGTCCGCTATGTTTACGGCCTCCGGAAAAAATTCGTTCCACGTTTCACGGTGAATTTGATCGGTTTGTTGTGTCACCTGGAAAAGGTTTGCGAAAACCTCCTTGAATCCTTGTCGTCCGTCATGTTTTCGATAATATTCAACACTATGTCCGCCGCCCCAATCACCGGACGTCAATCCGCCAACAACGTCCGAAAACGTCGAAAACATTTCGCCTTGAAACGACATGGATTGTTCACCCTTTTCGGCAACAAACGCGCCAACCTTTGTCACTCCGGACGTTGACGAATAACTATATTCAAAAAACGATTTTTCGACCGCCGTTGGAAATCGTTTTTGGAACGCCAATTTCAGATCGTCAATGAATTTCGTTGCGCGATCCGACATGAATTGATTTGTGATTTGCCCCAAATTTAAATGAATGTCGTGGCCGATTTCGTGTGTTGTTACCATTGGCCGCCAACGCGCGGATTGTTTCCAACGTTCCGGACCTGTGTTTATGTATATTTTTTTGACGGTTGGATCGTAAAACCAATGACTTTCGCGCGCTTTTAAGTAGGCCGAAATGTCTTTTCCGCCGCGAAACTCCAATGTTTCGGAAACCGAATTCCAAATCCGCGGATTGGCGAAATCCGGCGACAACTTTGTCACGGATTTCATTGACGCGTGAATTCGATCAATTGTTGGATTCGTTTTCGGAACCTCCGGAACAACAACCGGTTTTTCCGGAACAAATGGTTTCGGCAACGGCGGCGTTGGCAAATTGAAATTGTTTTGTTTCAATAGTTTGAACCGGTCCGCAACTAAAAAATAAGGGTGTTCCGGTTGCCAAATAATTTTGTCGATTCCGACATTGCCGTCGAACAGTTTGGACGGTTTATATTCTTTCGTCAAACGTTCAACGTCCGCGTCCGGCGTTTCGTGTTGTTTCAATTCGCTTTCCGTGATCTGTTCCACGGTGCAACGACAACCCCAATCATTTGGCGGATAGTATCGCGACCAAAACGGATCGTTGACCGGTTTGATCGTTCCGTCCAACACGGCGTGATCATGACGAACGCGACCGTCACCGACCGTCGAATATTTCAACCCTGGAAAAATGTCCGCGTTGCGTGTAATGTCCAACCATTGACGCCCCGACAACGCGGAATTGTTGGCCATGTTATATTCAGTTAACAACCAATCTTTGTTGTACGTGTCAAATATTTTCCGCGCCGAATCTTTGAATTCACCAAATGGAACCTTTGTTCCGTCTTTGAAAACTTCTTTCGTCATGTCAACGACTTGTTGATGCGTTTTCGCGCCGGAAAAGATCGCGACGTTGTGATTGAAATGTTCCAACAAATCCAAATTGCGCGATCCGGTGTCGAATTGCGTGACGTCACCGCCGAATCCGGCCGCAACTCCGGCCGTCAATCGACGTGTAATTTCTTTGTAAATGTTCACCGGCAATTTCGACGGTGAAATTGATCCGCCGTAAACGGAATTTATCAGATCCTCAATTTCCGCGTCCGACCAATTTGTGATTTCGGATTCGTTCATTTCGGAATTTAGTGATTGTGATTGTCGTGATCGTGTAAAAGTTCGGCGTATAATTCGGCAACCTTATTCATGACGGACGGCGTTTGTTGCGCTGTTTTGATTGGCGCAACGATTGAATCGTCCGGCGGCAATCCAATTAGATCGCGAATTTCGTTCGGTTTCATTGATTCCAATATTTTGTTTGCAACCAACGGCGAAATCGTTGACAATGCTTTCGCGACATTGTTTTCACCTTGCAATTTCATGACGTTGGTTGGTGCAAATATTTTTTGTTTTGCCAACAACGGAATGACGATTTCGTTGACGAAACCGATCATTTTATCAACGTATGAATCAACGATTGAATCCAAAATTCCGGAATGAACGTTGGCGGATCCGGAAAACGATTTTTCGTCCGTGGTTCCGGTTTGCCCTAAAAACAACTTTGATATTTGCGCGTCGGCCATTTTTGCAAATTCATTGTAAACATTGAACGCGTCACCTTTGGACGTTTCCACGAATTCGATCATGTCGGACGGATCAAAAATTCCATAGGCCATTGATCCCATGTTCGCCAACATTGCGTCCATGTTCGCGTATTTTTTAGGATCGCGAATGTCCGTTTTGCCGATCCGGATTGGTGATCCGAAAACCTCCGCATATTCGGACCAAGCAGAAACGACCGCGCGTTTCATGATCACCATTGGCGCGGCCTTGTGTAGTAATCCCAAATGTTTTGAATTGCTAAAAATCAACCAATCCGAATAGACCGGATCGTCAATCGAAATAACGTCTTTTATGTTTTCAACTTGTTTTTTGACGATCCGGCGTTCCGGAATCACATATTCGCGCGGAATCGGCGTGACCAACACGCGATCCGAAACGATTTCGTCCATTTGTAGCAATGAATATCCGTAAAATTCCGAATCAATGAATGATTCCAATATTTCACGGAACCAATTCGCGCGAATCAAATCCGTGGCCTTTTCGTCAACCTTTTCGCCGGAATAAACTTTCAACGGCGCGTTCAAAACTTTCAATTTCAACGTCAACATGACGGCGGACAAATGCGGATCGGTCACGATGTTGTTGTATATTCGAATCAGTTCTTTGCGATTCGGCAACAACAACGATTCCGCCGACGTTGTCGCGGTTGTTAGATCTTTGACCTGGGAGCGTGACCGGACCAATTGCGTCCGAACCAATTTGGTCAACACGCGTGAATCCTGTTCGATTTTTTTATCGACATTCACAACGCGTCCAAAGTTGAATTCAAAATTTCCGATTTTCATTGTTTGTTTTTTGTGTTCCAATCAGTATCGCGCGGAACGATTGAATGAATCCGCCAACAGTCGTCCGTTATCGTCACGACGTCGGTTTCCTTACATGAATACAACCCAAAAGCAACCACGGCAAAAAACAAGGCCAAAACGAATAGTTTCTTTTTCATGTTTAATAATAGTGTGATTGTTTTTCGTTGCTGTTCCAACTAATATCAACGCCGTGTTTGTCGTCCTGGTCCGCCAATGGCAAATTTGGATTCATGTTTCCGCGCGGATCGGCGCAACCTTTCAACCATTTGATCGCGTCGTCACGACGGTTGATCCGGTGTTCCGGAATGTTTCGCGGATTGATCCGGCAATGTATTTCGTATAAAACCACGTCAATCAAAAATCGTAAAATCAACGCCGATCGCGAATCACCGGCCGTCCAAAAATCGTCGTCGTTCAATAATGTAGTTGACGCGGTGACGTCCGCAACGCAATAAAACAGATCGTTGATTGTTCCGATTTCGACGAAATATGTGTCGTCCGTGGTTGCCGTTGCCGCGGCCGGTGAATTTTGAACAAAGAAAATTTTCGTTCCAAAGTGAACAAACGTTCCGTCCGCGAACGTGTCCGTTCCGTTCCACAAAACAGATCCAACGCCGGCAACCGTCAACCGGACGCGATCATTGATCGAATAGGCCGCGGAATATTCCCAATCCAAAACCGGCGCGAATATTTTGTCCGTGTCGTATCTTTGCGATAAATAGGATTTCAGTTCGTCAATTGCCGCGTTTTCGGCGCGGACCAATATGTCGTCATTATCTTCAATGACAACGTCCAAAACCTCCGAACGAATTTGGGTGATGTAATCGGTTGAAAGAAGAAAACGCGCCATTTTTAATATCTTTTAGATCTGTTTAGTTCGCCCCTGGAAACAACTTTTTGATTCATTGCCGTTGGTCCTTTCAAATAAAATTCGTAATCGTCACGCAACGCAACAATCAAAAAGTAATCATTGGCGTCCGACGTGTGACCGAACGGTTGAAAAGTGACTTTCGTTTCCGCGTTGACCTCCGTTGATTTCTTCTTTGTTCCGTCCGCGTCCTGTTTAACGTTTAAATAATCGGAACACGAATTTCGGCAATTGGAACCAATCAAAATCGCGTTTGACCTAAAATAAACTTCAAAGACGGAATTTTGAAAATTTCCACGCGACACGACCGACGGATTGGCGTTCGGAACGCGGTTGATCGGATTGAACACGCGCAAACGGTCATGAATTATCGTGTATAAGTTCGCGCCAACCTCCAATTTCACGTCGTCTTTTTTCGATGTCGCGTCACCGTAAATGAAAAGGCCGGTTTCGTGTCCGCGATATTTTTCGGAAATCCGTTCGCAAAGTTTGTCAATTTTGTTGTCCGGTTGCGTCAAACAAAATTCGTCGATTTGCACAAAAACGCGGACGACCTGGTCCGGCAATCCGAACCGCGGATCGTTTTCGAATATTTGCCAAACCGTCGCGGTTATGTATGGATTGACGTTTTCGTCGAATGAAAGGTGAATCGGACGCGTTGGATCGTATAATTCCGGACGGCCGGTGTCCTGTTTTATTTCATTGCCGATCGTGTGTTGTTGGACGTTGAATGAACGATAAAATTCGCCGCCGGTTTGCGCGACAACATTCCAATCACCGTCAACGAAAATTTTATATTCATGTTTCGGCAACGTTTTGAGCGATTCGATATATTCGGCGGACATGAAAACGTTGTCGAATATTTTGGACGTTAAATAGAACCATTTTTCCGGCAATGTTCCGGTCGTGTGTGGCAAATAGAACGTTTCTTTCGTCCAATTTTGCGCCGGATTCATTGTCGCCAAAATCAACGGCGGCGGTTGTTTGCCGTCACGGATCACGTGTGTTCCGGCGCGTTCGATCGCTTTGTTGAATGACTTTTTTTGTAGTTCGTTGATTTCTTCTAACACGAATCCGTTGACCTCCAAACCACGCCAACGGAACAATTCTTTGTCCGCGTCGTAATTTTCAGCAAAAAAAAAGATCTGTGATCCGTTTTTGAAAGTGACGGTTTGCGTGTCCTGGTTGTATGCATTGTCCAAAGATCCGCCAACGCAAAAAGAATCCGGACAAATTTTTCGGAACGACGGAATCGTGTTCCGTTTCAACGTTGCCAATGTATCGCGTACAACCGCCCAACGTGACCGCGGAAACATTTTGCAAAGGATCAACAACGCGCCCAACACGCAAAACGTTTTTCCGCCGCGGATCGCGCCGCCAAACAAAAGGACGGAATATTTGAATGAAAAAACCTTTTCCAAAAACGTCATTTGATTCGGAAAAGGATCGAATAAAATTTCCTTTTTTGGCTGTTCCGGTTCGTTCATTAAAATTTGATTTCGATGTCGCCAATTTTGAAAACTTGTTCACGTTCAATCACGACTTTCGTTTCCATTTTTTCCGACCAATTTGACCGGCGTCGATTATTCAACCAATGTTTCGCCGCGCCGGTGTCACCGGTGCGCGCGTTTTTATATAAAGATTCAGCAACCAACGCGTCCGCGCCTTGTTTCCCCGACCAAATCGCGTCGGCGAATTCCGGATATTTGTTTTTCCAATCGTAAAACGTTGACCGGTCAATTCCTAAAAATTCCGACAATTCGTCGTCCGTCAAACCCAACAAACAAAGGTTCGTCACATCCGGCAATTTTGCCGGATCGTATTTTGACGGCCGTCCGCGCGCGTCCTTTTTAGGTTCCGGATCCGGTGTTTCTGTTTCAAATGGTTCATTCATATTTTGTCGATTTGAGTTTTTAGAAACATGGCCGGATCGAAATATTCAAGCGAACCGGAAACGATCAATTCGATCCATTTTTCCAATGCTACTTTGAAAAATTTTCGTGATCCGTCCGGATTTCGGACGCCTTGTTCCAAAATCCAAAGTTGATCATTTGCGTCAACGTTCTGTTCACACGACACGGAATCAACGATCAAAAACACGCGTGTTTCCTTTTTGTTGATCCATTGTGACCAATGGACGATTTGTTCGATCAAATGATCCGGAATGACGGAATCATTGAAATGAATTGCGCCGGTTTTATTTTGTGATTCGTTCATTGATTCGACGGATTGATTGTGACATGATTATTATATCAGTTATTGCTATTTTGAATTCGTCCAACGAACGGATCACCGTCACCGGACAATTTTGTTTTGCAAATATAAAATGAATTTCCTTTTGTTTTCCGGAAACGGTTTCACCTGGTTTTTTCAGTTCAAAAAAATGAACGTGACCGTCATGAACGAACACGAAATCCGGAACGCCGGCAACAACGCCGATCGATTTCATTCGATTTCCGGCAACGCGTCCGCGCGGACCTCCGTTCGGAATGTGAAACAACGTTCGTCGCAATAATGGAAATTCGTTCCAAAACCAAACGAAACAATCCTGTTGAATTTTTGATTCCGATTGTTCCGAATCTTCTTTTTCTTTCATTGTCTATTTTTTTATACGATTATCAAAAAACTTCGAAAACTCCGGTCACTTTGGTCGATCCGGTCACTTTTTGATTTTGCAAAACGTTGGTTTTCAATACGTTGACCAATCTGACCAATCTGACCAATCTATTCCTATACCTTTTTACTTTTTATATATTGTGTTCGTAATATTCTCTAAGGAAAACACGTGGGCGGCCTGGTCACTTTGGTCAAAAACAATACAACGGTTTGATTTTCAACTGATTGCACTTTTCCAAACTCCGGTCACCTTTGGTCACTTTTTGGCCGCGAACGGATTTTCGGTTTGCAAATCAAAAATCGGAATCCCTCCTTTTACGATCAACCAAAGGTTTTCGCCGAATAGGATTCGAATTCGGTCAGTGAACGTCATTTTGATACAACATACCGACGACGCGCCGTTCGTGTAAAAATGAACCGGTTCCGTCGATTCCTTGCCACGTGTGACGGTTTTTCGTGTGATTGATCTGTTTTGTTGTTTGAATTGTTTTGTTTTCATGATTGGTTTGATTTATTGGTTTGATTAAAAATTGACTAAAATGGCAAATCGTCCGGACTGATCGGATCTTTGATGTCGGAAACGTTGTCGGTTGGATTCGCCCAAACGTAAAAACCGCGGACGCGGTGACCGTTCATTTCCTTTCGGTCCGGAACGAATCCCAATTGTTTCAATGCCTTGTTTAGATTCCACGAATTGAATTTCAATCGGTTGTCGGTTGATTTGATGATCGATTCAAGGATTTCCGATGTTGGTTTGAAATATTGATTTTCGTTGGCCGGTGCTGGTTTAAAGAAACGACAAACAACGTCCTTTTCTAAATCTGTTATTTCGAACGCCTTGTTTGCTTGGTCACGGCGTTCGCTTTCTTCTTTCGTCAATTGGCAATCGAAACCATTTTTCGACAACGCGAACGATTGCGCCCACACGTCCGCTATGTTTATTTCCTTTGAATATTTCCAATCGATTTCGGTCACTTCGAAACACAACCAACGCGTGTTTTGCGTGTCCGTTAAAAATTCGTCCTTGTTTGTTGATCCGAAAAAGTTGACGCGGCGCGGATAATCGTCCGACGTTTCGCCGTATGGTTTGCGCTCTTTTATTATCGACCGGCTGATCACGGATTTCAAGTGATTGACCTCTAATTTTCCCAATGACGACAATTCCTCAAGGTTGTGAATAAAGTTTTCCGCGAACGATATTTCCGTGTCCTTGTTGTCGCGGATTGGGCTTTCCGTGTAATACCGCGAACCGAACGGATTCAAAAAACGAATGAATGTTGATTTGCCGGTGTTTTGCTGTTCGCCTATCAACACGAACACGAATCGATTTTCCTTTCCGTGTAGAGTGCAATGTATCGATCGAACCAAATGTTTTTTGAATTGGTTGACGAAAAAAGTTTGATCGTCCGCTGATCCTTTGACTTTTACGAAATTTGCAAGTTTGGAAATGTGATCGACATGATTTTCGTCATCGATCCAGGTTGGCAACGATTCGAAATAATCGTCGAACGGATTGAACGGAACAATAAAATCGGATTTCAATAGTGACTTTAGTTTTTCGGCCGAAAATTTAAAACCGGCGTGTTGGATTGCGCGATAAATTGTGTTGACGTTTAACCGTTCGAACTCCGGTTGATTCCATTCGCGGAATTCGGATATTCCGGTCACGTCATTCCGGACGATTTCCCAACGTTGACGAATGAACAGTTCGACGCGGACGATTTCCGGTTTGTTGTCCAAATCGAATTCGTCGGAATGTTCCGTGAATATTTTTGTGAACGCGGCCGCGACTTTTTCACGACTTATCAAATACTTTTCGCAAAGGTGAATGATGTCGGTTTCGTTGAATTGACGTCCGGCGCGATTTACTGAATGAATGAACGAATAAATTTCCGACCAACTTTCCGAATCCTGTTTTGATTGGACCGTCATTCGTTCGGCGTCCGACATTTGCAACGGCGACATTTTGCCGTTGTTGATTCCGTCTTTTATTGTTTGGACGTGTTGATCGGTTCGGAATCCGGCCGCCGTGATTGTGTCGATAATAAAATTTTCGATTTCGGATTCGTCAATGATTCCGCCGGCCACAAATCCGCCGGCCAAACGTGAACTTTTCAAAACAGTATTGTGACGTTCACCGTCCGCCGCGCGGTTGATCATGTTTGCGATCACGTCGCGGATCTTTTGTTCCGCGGACCGGTTGACTAGGAAAACGCGTGACGACGGATTGGAATAAAGGTTTGGATCGTATGAAATGAACCGCGCGCGCGACACGTCACGCAACGGATCGATCGTTAATTGATATTTCTGTTCGAAATATTTCTTTGCGGATTCGAACGATTCCGCGTGTTTTGTAGGATCTATTTTGACGATTGCCGCCAAACCATTTCCGGACGCGGACACGAAACAATGTTCGACGAATTCGTCACAACAAATCAACGATTTGGCGTGATCAACGTTTTCAAGGTTGTCGAAATCCAACACGATCCGACCGTTGTGTTCGGTCAACGATTTGTCGTTTCGTTTTTCGAATGTTCCGGATCCGGTGAAGTAGGGTAAATTGTTTTTCTTATAATCTGAACGATCCGATTTGGATTCAAGTTGACGCAACGTTTCAATTTTGTCGCGCCAATGGCCGTCGTGAATAGCTTTGACGATGTCGGACAAATAGAAATCGTCACCGCCGGACGTTTGTAAAATGTTTTTAAAGATCGTGACTTTTGGTTGATTGGTTGAAATCATTGGTTGATTGGTTGGATTGCGAAAATAAAATTTTGGTGATCAATTCGCGGAATATTGTGTCCGGCTGTTATGAAATAGGCGAAAGAAATATTTATTGTTTTTTTGCAACCAATACCAAAACGGATATTTGTAAACGATCGGCGCGAATTTGTGTTTGATTTTCATATTGGCATTATTTTGAGAATCACCGGTTGGATCGAAACGTGTGTTTGTTGTTTCGGTTGTCGGAAAAATTTGTAAACTCCGGACGATCCGGTCCGGCGCGCGGTTGCTTGTTTTGCCTTTGCCTTTTTCATGATCAACCGTTTTTTGAGTAAATAGAATTTTGAACCATGATCCAGGATTGTTTATATCCTTTCAAATCCGCGAATTGTTGCAATGTGATGTCATTCCGTTCCGTGATTTGACGAACAATCCAACCAATTTTATATTTTTTGAATTCGCGATATTGTTCCAATTCGACGACCGTCATTTCCGAAAGGTTTTTTCCGCGCAAATTTTCCGGCAACGATTCCGATTGATTGACCAACGGAACGAATTCCGATTCGACCAACGGTTTTTCAATCTTTTCGAAAACGTGTCCGCAATTCTTGCATTTCATTGCGCTCAAATGTAGCAACGCGGCGCAATTCGGACATTCTTTCAACGGCGCGGCGTCCTCTGTTTTCTTTGTTTTGTGATCCAATGAAAACTCCCGTTCGGTTTCCCAAAATCCCAACCGGAAAACATTTCCGCCCAAATCCAGGACGTTGAAATGTGTTTTGGATTCACCGTTTGGACGTGATCCGCGTCCGCACATTTGCAACCACAACGTCAAGGATTTCGTCGCGCGGTTGACGATCACCGTTTCGGTTGCCGGATCGTCGAATCCGGTTGTCAAAATTTCGCAATTACAAAGGACGTCAACGAATCCGTTTTTGTAGGCCGAAACGATCGAATTCCTTTCGTTGTTTGGTGTTGATCCGTCAATGTGTTCGGCGCGGATTCCGGCGTTCCGGAACGCGTCACGCGTGTTGATTGAATGTTGGACATTGATACAAAAACAGATCGCGCGTGTTCCGTTGGCGTGTTTCCGATATTTTTCAACAACGCCTGAATAAAGAACCGTTTTGTTGAATTCATTGAACATTGAATTGGAATCGAATTCACCGCGTTTGACGGCTATCTTTGAAACGTCAACCGGCGCGCCGAAAGTAATGGCCGGAACCAAATGTCCGTTTTCGATCAAATATGAAATCGTTGTCGGCTGTACGATGTCCGAATAATATTTCGACAATTGCGTCATTTTGCCGGATCGTTTCGGCGTTGCGGACGCGCCAATAAAAAACGCGTGACCAAACGATTTGTTTTCTAAAACTTTGTCGAACGATTGTTTGTGACATTCGTCTATAATGAACAACAACCTTTTTGATTCCGCCAATCGATTGATCGTTTGCGGACGGCGAACCAATGTTTCCACGGTTGCGACATAAACGGACGATTGAAAGGTTCGTTTTCCGGCTGTTATAAGTGACGGCGACAAACCATAATGAACCAACTTTTCAATTGATTGCGCCAACAATTCTTTCCGATCAACTACAATGACGGACGTGGTTCCGGTTCGCGACGCGTCCGCGGCAATGGACGCGAATGTGACCGTTTTTCCGGATCCGGTTGGCGCGCAAAGTATCACGGCCTTTATACCCTCCGAAAACTTTGAACGGATTTCGTGTTTGGCCTTTTGTTGGTATTCTCTTAGTTCAAACATTTTGTTGGTGTTTTGCGAACGTGAAATGATTCAACCCAAACGACCGGTTGCGATAAAATGTGACGGTTGATCGGATTCCGTTCGTTGATCCAATCGAATTCGCCCTTTAGTAGTTTCAATTGAATTTCGATCCGCTGTTTTGCAACGTGGTTGATCCAGGATTGGAAATCGGCCGGAACCGGTCCGTCGGGAAATATTGTTTTCATTGGTTGGTTGATTTATTTGGTTTCGTCAATAATTGGAACCGGCAAAGCAAAACGTTTCGCGATATTTTTGACCGTTGCCATACATTTGAATTTCGCTTTGTAGGTTTCGGACGTCAATAATGTTTGACCGTTACCGGCGACAAGGACGGAATAAAATTGACCGTCCGTTGATTGTTTGATTTTGAATTTCATGATTGGTTTTTCATTGCGTCCGGTAACTCCGACCGCGGCGCAATAAACGGAAAAGAAATCCGAACCAACAACAAAACGCGTCAACTTTATTTGTCAACATAGCAAATCGAAAAATGTTGACAACTATTTTTGTCAATTCCGTTTTGATTCCGATATTTGCACGGTCAAAGGAATTCACCAATGACACAAAAACAAAAGCAAAATGACAACAACGTCAACAACACAACCGGCCGGCAACAACGCGGAATTATTACAACTAGCAATTGCAAAGGGAAAAGGATTGCAACAACAAACGCGAATAAGACTTTCCGCGGACCTTGCATATTTTATATGCAATATTGGCGGACGCGTTTTTATCGGATTTGATACGATCGAACCGGCCGAACTATTTTTTAAAAACAAACCAACAATGATCATGTCCGACAAAGACGGAAAACACATTGCAACTGTTCAACGATTATTTTAAAAATATTTCACACGCGGATCCGGACGACAACCGGATTCGCGTTCATTCAATAAACCAAAAACAATGTCAACAAAAAAACCAAAACCAAATCAATCCGAACTAAAATCGGAATTGATCCAACGCGTCATTGACGTAAAAAAACAATTGCCGTCGTCGGGTGTGACGTCTTTGTTCGTTTCCATGTTTCCCGAATACAAACAACCGGCAAAGCGAAAGAAAATCACGGCCGTTTTACAATTCAGATCGACCGACGAAACGATCATTGAATTGTTAGAAAAAATTTCGTCAACAATCAACATTTAATTCAACCAACAAATCAAAATAAAAAACAATGGCAATTAACGCAACAAACAACGGAGGCAAACAACACGAACCAATCAACGCCGGAACATACGCCGCGCGGTGTTACGCAATGGTACATATAGGAACAATTGACGAACAGATTCAAAACAAACCGATCCAATGGATCAACAAAGTTCATTTTACTTTTGAACTACCAACCGAAAAAATGGTTTTTGACGAATCGAAAGGACCGGAATGTCGTGTGATCGGAAAGGAATTCACGTTATCTATGAACGAAAAGGCAACTTTGCGGAAATTTTTGGAATCCTGGAGGGGGCAAAAGTTCACGGACGAACAGGCCAAAATTTTTGACGTAACGAAACTTTTAAACGTTCCGTGTTTGGTTTCTGTTATTCATAAAACGTCGTCAAAGGGAAATGTTTACACGGAAATTTCCTCCGTGTCAATGCCAATCAGCGGAATGATTGTTCCGGAATTGACGAACAAAATTTTCGAATTCAATTATGACGACAAAACGGAAAACTTTCCGGACGTTCCGAAATTCATTCGTGAAAAGGTTGTCCGTTCGAAAGAATGGAACGCGATCGACACGCCAACGCGGACACGTTTATTGAACGCGGCGGAATCTAAATTCGCTTCAAAATCGGCAACCGGAACCACGGCAACGCCGGCCGCGGACACGATCACGGAACCAACGAAACCGATCATCAATAAAGATCTACCATTTTAAAAACCAACAACGGACGTCGGAAATCCGCCGGCGTCTGTTTCAAAATCAACCAATGAAAAAAGAATTTAAAAATGAAATTGTCCTTTTCGAAGGTGTCGAACTAAGGGCAACCGGAACAGTTGAAACGGATCGCGCCGGCGACATTATCGAAATCAAATTCGAATCGATAATTGAAACCGGACGACTGAACGATTCAATCACCTGGTCACATTTGTCAACGGACAAAAAATTCAATCACACAATCGAAAAAAAAATAGATCACCTTTTGCCGCGAACCTCTTAAATCAAAACCAATGTCAAAAATCGAAACAATCAAAATCAAAAATTTCAAAGGAATCGACCGGATCGAATCCGATTTACATTCATCAAACGTTTATGTCGTTGGCGGCAACGGCAAAGGAAAAACTTCTTTTATTGACGCGGTTTGGTGCGCGTTGACCGGAAAAAACGTTCCGACCGAACCGATCAAACAAGGTGAAAACGAATCGACAATCGAAATCGAATTGGAAAAACACGTTGCGATCCTGGATTTCAAACGCCAACGCGATCAAACAAAAATCAAAACGTCATTCAAACTAATTTCGAAAGAGGACGGCGAATCAATCGAACAACCGCGAACCGTTTTGAATCAGTTGATCGGCGTGATCGATTTCAACCCGAATCACTTTTTTGAATTGTCCGCCAACAAACAAGTTGAATATTTTTGTTCGTTGATCGGATTGGATTTCGGAACGATCGATCGTGACGTTGCCGAACTATTCGAACAACGTTCATTTATGAACAAAGAATTGAAACGACTAAAAGACGATTCGAACGTTTGGTTCGATCCTACAATTGCCGATCGCGAACCGGTGAACGTGAAACAACTGTTCGAAATGAAAATCGAACACGACAAAAAACGTCAAACATTTGAAAAGGTGTTGACCGGTGTTGCGGACCGTGAAAACAAGTTGATCGACCTCCGTTCACAAATCGAAAAATTGGAAAAAGAAGTGACGGACGGAAAGGTTTGGTTGAATAACACGGACAACCAACCAATTTCAGAAATGGAATACAAAACGATCCAATCGCAAATTGACACGGCCGAATCGGAAAACCAATTGATCGCAACCAACAAATCAGCAAAGATCAATTCAGAGAAGTTGAAAAAGGTTGAAAACGAAATCGCGGAAACGGAACGCAAAATGGACGAAAAGAAGAAATCAAAACGCGATCAATTGTCCGAATCGATTGACATTCCGGACCTTTCGTTTGACGGTGAAAAATTTCTGTTCAAAGGATTGCCGTTCGAAAATACGCAAATCAACACGGCCAATCAATTGATTGCCGGATTGCGAATCGGATTGAAATTGTTGAAAGGTGTTCGGATTTTAAAGTTTGACGGATCATTGATTGACAACGACAACATGAAATTGATCAACGATTGGTCCGCGGAAAACGACGTTCAATTGTTCGTCGAACAGGTTGATCGTTCCGGCGGAAAATTGGAAATTAGAATCAACGAATCAACGGACGGCAAAGATTCCGATAAATAAACCGGCAACGACCGAAAACGAAATTCCAACCGGCAAACCGATTAAAAGGTTTCGCCGGTTTTTTCTTTTCTGTTCGGCAAACAACAAATCTTTGTTGTTGGAAATTTGCGTTTGAATGTCGGACAAATCGGTCAAATCCGTCACGTTCGAATTCAATTCCGCGATCTGTTCGCGTTGGGTTTTCGTCAACTCCGTCAATTCCTTGCTTTCCGTTGATTTGGCGTCGATTAGCGAATCCGCCAATGACAAACGTTGGCAATCAATTAAACGTTCCGAAATCGCGTCCATTTGCGGAATCGTGATCGCGACAACCGTGTCACCCTCAAATTGTATCTTTGCCGGAAATTTGGTTTGCGAAAAAATTGACACGTTCGTCAATAGTAAGACGGCCACGGTCGCGAATAGTTTGTTCATTTTGCTGTTTTTGTTTTCTATATTTCGATTCCATTGATCCGGCCTTTTGTTCCGCCCTGGTCACCTTTGCGCCCAACGAATCAATTATTTCCGTTCGTTTGACGATCCGTTCATCACGTTCCGCGATCCGTTCCAACAAATCAGAACAGGAATCACGCAACAACTGATTTTGGATTTTTATGTCGCGCGTTTGAATATCCGATCCGGTCCAACGAACGCCGATCCAAATGAATCCGACAACCATTGAAACCATAAGCAACAACAAAACGTCCGACGTTGTGATCGATTTGATCCGGTCAAATATATTTTTCATAAACGGTTTTTTTGCCTTGTTTCGTTGCCCTCAAAACTTCGCGACGATTGTCTGTTTCGCGGAATGAAACGTGAACCCAACGGTCGAATTCATGAATCAACTGATCGAACTGAATGTTCGATTGTGCGATCGATTCGACCACCTCCGTGACTGTCATTCCGGCAACGCGGAAATCCGCCGCGCGTCCATTGCAATGATCCGACGTTTCTGATCCGCCGATCGCTTTATTGAGTTTTGACGAACGAAAACCGGACGAAATTAAAATCGATTTGCCGCCGGTCATTGACCGGATTGGTTCCAATGTGTTGACACAAAGTTTTTGAAGATTCGAAATTTGCGTGACGGACGGCGTGTTGTCGATTGCTAATCGCGCCGCGGCGTCCGATTCCGTCATTTCCTGTAAGGTAAAGTTTTCTGAAAGGTTCATTTTTTTATAGTATTTTATTGACAACAAAGACAACAACGGAAACAACGCCGGCCGCAACGAAAACCGCGCCCGCAATCCAACTACGAACGCCGTCCATTTTTTTAAATTGATCCGCGTCCGTTCTAACGTGATCATGAAAATCCGTTTTCAAGGTTTCGACGTGTTGTTTCATTCCCAACATTCCACGCAACGGATCACCGGTGATCGACAAATCAATCGACGTCACTTTCGCGTCCATTTTTTCCAACTTTTCCATTATCAATTCGAAATGCTCCACAGCAATCAATTTTTTTGATTTAACAAAATGTTTTTGTCCGCTGATGACTTTGAAGATCCGAAAAAATATCCGACAACCAATCCGGAATTCATAAGCATTGAACCGACCGACGTGTTGATCACGTCGTGATTCTTTTCCGGAATAGGAATGAACAGTAAAACACAAAGGATCGCAACGTTGCACAACACAACAAACGCGCCCAAAACATACATGAAAACGTCACGGTTCGTCATATTAGTCAACTAAAAAAGAGCAATTTATATAACTTGAAAGATAAACGGCCGAATAAGATGACACAGCGTTAAAATAAACCTTTCCGTTCGTGTCAATTTCAAAATAACAAACATTGTCGTTTGAATCTGTTTGGTTCCAAAACTGATATTGCGTTGGACGATAACCAACCGGCAAAGTAAACATTAGCGAACCGGATCCGGTCGTGTATGTAGGTTGATGAAAAAGGCCGTCAATATGAACGGTTGATCCTATTTTTTTAAACCGTAAATCCGGATATGTAGAATCCCAACCATTACCGGCCGCGGCAAACAATCCGTCCGCTTTTACAATATGCCATTCATCAAACAATTCAGATCCGCCGGAAATTAGATTCCAATAAACGTTATCGTTATAAAAAACGGCAATATCTCCGTTTCGGAATGTTCTGTTTTTGCCGTCCGTGGTTCTGATTTTGAACCTGGTTCCGGCCGAACCTGCAATCAAATGTTTCAACGTGAACGATGTCGCGCCTCCGGACGCGTAAAAACGAACAATTTTAAAATGTCCGGCCTTTGTTGACGAATCGGAATCCAAATATACCAAATCCGGATCGGCCGGTGTAAATTCAACTTGTTGAATATTTGCCGTGTCCGAAAAATCAAACGTTCCGCCTAACGCCTCCGCTGTAATTCCAAACGCGGAATAGGAAATCGAAAATCCAAAATTGTTTTTCATTTCGATTTCATTATCGCGAATCTTCAAAACCATTTTTGCGCCGATCGAATTCGTCAACGCGGCCATTGTCGCAATCGAAACCAATCCGGCCGGAACGGAAACCGATCCGGAAACAAGGTTTCCAACATAGTTTTTATAGGTTGAATAGGGTGATCCGGATTCGAAAACTTTGTCGCCGGCCGCGTCGATCACCTCCAATTTTTCCCACCAAACCGCGAAACCGTCAACGTCCATAACAGTCACCGGCGCGGTTGACGCCGGAACGACACAAAATTCGTTGTCAATGAACATGAATCCGGCCGTCCACGTGTATTCGTTGCCGCCGGTGATCGGCGTTGTTGTTACAACGCAACCGGACACAATGAAATTGTTTCCAATAATGTTTCCGGCTGTTTTCAATGACGTTTCAACGCCGGACGCAATTTGACGCAAATCGTCCAATTTGAAAGGAAATCCGCCGGTGTCAGTTGTGATAAGTTTGTTCATGTCTTAATAGGTTTGAATTGAATAGGTTCGTCCGGCTAAATTAAAAAAATCGACGATTGCGCGAACCGCCGGATTGGAAAAAGGAATTGCCGTTGGAATCCAAATTATATAAGTTGAATATAAATGTTGTTCCGAAACGTTGTCCAAATAGAATTCCTTTGTTGCCGTTTCCGCTGTGTTAAAAATGAACGGCGTTGTCCGCCCTTCGATAATATTATAGACAAAGTCGGGAATTACATTCAACGATTCAATCCAAATAATAGAACCGGCTGAAATGTCCGAATCGCGTGTTGCCGGATCGTAAATGATCGAAAACAAACTGTTCAAATAGTGTTCTAAATAAATGATTTGCGCGTTGTGTTCCAATTTGAATTTCAAGTTGAAACGGAACACGCCGAACGCAACATTCACATATTGCAAACCGGCGGAAATCGAATCGATCAACGCGATCATTTTTGTCACTCTTAAAAACCACGGAATCAATCCGCGCGCAATGTCTTTTATTGGTGTCACAAATAGGTGATTGTTGTTGACAATGGAAACCCTGGATCAATGTTGATATATCCGGACGCCGGCGTGTATCCAACAACGCGATCGATCGTCGTGTATGTTGACAAATATGTTTTCGCGTCCGCGGACACGACAACCGGATTTGTCACGCCGGAAACCGTTTGCAAACTATCAACCAAAAACGTCAAATTCAATATTCCGTTGAAAGGCAAATTTTTTATGTAATTATCGACCGCGTCCGCAACCGGAAAGGTTCCGGCGTTTGCGATCGATTCGCCGTTCGGCAATAGGACCAACGGATCAATCACAACCGACAAATAAATTTTCATTAAATCGGCCGGAATCGAAATGATATTCACGTTGGTTCCGGCGAATTTTATCAAATTCACATAGTAAGAAAACGACGCCAATTCCGGAACAGTCAACGGAACAGGATTTCCGGACGACAATTTCGCGACCTTTATTGAAACCAATCCGCCCAAATCTAAAATCGCGCAACGTTTGACGATTTGATTGGCTGTGTTGATTGGCGAATAATTGAACCGATAATTTATTGAATCGTATATCAGCACGTCACCAAATTGAAATTCCAAACATTTGGCATAATACCAACGCGGCGTTCCGGTGACGAATGTTTCGGACAACGCCGTCAATTCTTTGACGTGTAAATCGAATATGTTTTCCAAAAACCAAATCGCGACCGCGGTGATCCAAAAAATCAAACGCCAAATTGCGACTTTCGATCCGGACGAAAGTTCGGACAATAACGCGGTTGCGTTTTCGCCGGCCGACGGATCCAATGTTGTCAACGCGACATTCGATTCCTTTTCGGCAATAATTGAATTGTATATTTCGTTGATTGTTCTCATGATTAACCTGGTAAAACGGCAAACAAAGCCTTTGGAAATCCGTCAACCCTCCGAAACAAACCAATTTGATCCGTTGATAAAATGGCCAACGGACAAAATAGTTGATAATTTAAATCCAACATTGCGGTTTCGTTACACGGAATAATTCCGGATAACGACGTGAAATGTTCGCGCAATGTCACAACGCCGCCACTATCACCGGCAAGGCAATAAAGATCCAAAAAATCACCGATTGATTCAATCACGTTGTCTTTTATAACCGATTCCGTTGTTGTTCCGGCCGTTCCAACGTATTTCAACGGAACAATGTTCGCCGCCAATACATTGGCCGTGTTCGCGTCGCGGAATGAAATCAATGGACCAACTATCGCGCCACGTACGGCCGTGAACGCGGAATTGTCCGGATTCGGAGCGATGTTGTTCGAAATCGAACACGTCGCGTTTGTCCTGTTCACGGATTCGGAATTGAAATCCCAATCCAAATAGTTCACCAACGTTCCGTACGTCACGGCCGAAACCGTGAATTCGTTTCCTGTTCGCGAAAAAGATAGATCGGCGGACAATCCGGTCAACGTTGTTTCGATTGCGTCCGCGAAATCGGTTTCGTTGTTGGTCCAATTATACCCTTTGAAAATGGACGAAACCGCAACTATATTTTGTAAAATATCGGCCAACGAAATCGTCACGCCGAACAATGATAAAAATGGATCGGTCAATTCTTTTTGTGTCCAATTGGTGATTTGTTGTCCGGCCGATGTAACCAATACACCATTTAAAGGATCAACCGTGTTGAATTCAACGTCAACGCCATATTCAACCCCTCCAATATTTATTTCGTTTCCGCCTTTGTCCGTCACGCGCGGACCAAATATTCCAACCGCGTCCGTCCAATTAAAAACAAGTTCGCCGGACGAATAGTTCACGGAAAAAGGAATTCCGATCGTATCGGACCAATTTTGTAAAGCCGCCGCGATATTGGTCAACTGTGTCGCCAATATTCCGGCGGTTGGTATATCGTATTTTTTGCCCGAATTGGACATTGTGAAAACTGTATTAAAAAATCTTATTTGGTCACCGGCGGATAGCGTTGAATTGAATGAAAGATTCCAAATTGCGCCGGCCGGAATCGACGGCGTCGTCAATATTTCGAAAACTATTTCACCGCCGGACGCCGCGCCGAAAACCTCCTTTTCGGCAATCCGACACAATCCGTCCGAATCCTTTGTCACTAATTTTCCCAAATTTCCGGAAATGGCAATTGCCGGATCACAAACCATTGAAACAACGGTTTGTTGATCCCAAACGTGGACCAACGAATCAATCAACGTTGAATATTGATTTTCCGTTGGAACGTCACCGGTTTGAAAATATGTTTTTAGCTGTGTTTTGCTTTCGATTGGCATTTTATCCGATTATATTTGTTGATCCAATTATCATTTCACCAATTCCGATCAACAACGGTTCGTCGTTTGTCGATCCGTCGTTCACGACAACAAAGTTCGTATTTTTGAACCTGGAAACGACGATCGGATCAATTATTTGTTCCGTCTTTACAACGCCGAACAGCTCACCTGATTCCATGACCGGATATGGACGTTCAATCATTTCGTCAAAGACATTCAATTTCCGCGTTTGACTGAATAGTTCCAACGCCGTAAACGTCGCCGAAATTTCACCAAACGATTGAATCGTGATGTCGAAAATATCCTGTCCGTCCTGGATTTTATATTTCATTTCTGTTCGCGTTGATTGTGATTTCAAAATTTGGCGAAACGTCAACGTTTTTCACGGTGAAATTGTCGGATCGCAATTGAACACGAATATTTTGCTTTAAATCCGTCCGGTTGGCCGGTCCGTTGATTTGACGCGCGATTCCAACGCCGATCAATGGCCATTGACGAAACTGTCCTAAATCCGCGGTCAAAATGTGTTGAATATGTTGTTGATCGGATTCCGCAACAAACAAATCACCGTCGCGGATTTCGATGTCGTTTTCAATAAAGATAATGTCTTTGACCGGATCCATTTTGCGAATTTAGTGTTTTATGTCCGGATTTTCAATGTCCGATTGTGTTGTCGTTGTCATTATTTGCGACGCCCACGTTGACGCCGCCCCTTTTAGCGCGCCGCCTCCGTCCATTGGTGCAGGTGTCCAACCGGAAAAAACGCCTTTTATCGTGTTCAAATCCTTTTCAATTGCGTTGATTTTTTCAGTCAATTCTTTGACTTTCACCAAACCGAAATTGTTTCCGTCATTCAATACGATTTTGGTGTCCTTTATTTTTATGTCGTCAACTGTTCCGGACAACTCCGGAAAATCAACAACGATTTTTTTGATCTTCGATGTCAATGAAACGAACGCGTGAATTTTAGAAATGAACGTCACGATCACGAAAGAATCCTTTTCCGGAATCACAACGATTCCGTCCGCGCCCGAAATAACAGATTGTAAACGGCAATCGAAAATTTCATTTCCGGATTCAACCAATTCGACGTCACAAACGCGTTTCGATTCGTCAACGGATTTCACTTTCGCAACGGCCGAATAAATTTCAACCGACGGATCGTTCGACATTTTTTTTATTGCGTCCTCAATTGTCATGCTATCGCGCCCAATTTTATATTTTGCCGGAAACCGTTCACGCCAAACGATTTTTCGACGCCCTCAATGAAATATTTTCCGTTCCGTTCCGGAAAACGATCGTCATTCAATGTCACCGTGTCGCCGTGTTGGACGGACGGTTTGCCAAAGGCCATGAACGAACCACGCCAACCGGAATATTTCAACCGATCGATTTCACGGTCCGCCGCGGATTTCAATTCCGATTGTGTCAAATTGTAAAACGTCAACGTCCGCGAATCACCGTCCGCGTCACCGGTTTCAACCTCCGTTTTTGTATTGTCCGGATTCATTGAAATCGCGTTGACTTTTATTTTCACGTCGTCCGATCGAACGAATTCAAGATTGGACGAAATAATGTTTTTGTTGAAATCGAATTCATGATCCTTTCCGCCGCCGGTGTATGGAACGCCAACGAACAGTTTTCCGTCGCGAATAAACGACGTCAATCCATAGGTTTTTTTTAATTCCGCCAATATTTGAACCGCGTTGACGCGCGTGACTTTGAACGCGCCCAATTCCGCGGAAACCGTTTCAAACGGAATGTCAACGATGTCGCCGATCAACTGTTTTAGTGAAACGGATTTCCAACTTTTCGAAATTGTTTTTTGTTTCAGCAAAAACGCGGCGTCCTCACAATCGATTTCAAACGGCGAACCGGATTTGATTTTCGAAACATATCCGGAAAACTCCGTGACCATTTCGTCAAAATATCCGATTTCGATTTTCACCTGGTCACCGCGTTTGAAAACATTGTTCGATCCGGCAACAATTGTTTCCTTTCCTTTCAAAAATCGATTCGGAATTTTGATTGTTGCCGTGTCCGTGAACGTTTTCCACGTTGACGAAATCGTCAAATCGTTCACATATTTGAACGACTTGTTTCCGATCGTAATTTTTGAAATCAACCGCAACATTTTATCCTTGCCCTCTTTTTTTCTTTGAATATACCTTTGACGTTTTGTTCGCCGAATCGCTTTTCGCGTGTCGGTCGATCTTCTTTTTTTGTTTCGGATTGAATCCGTTGGATTGATTTTTCATATTTCGATTAGTTCGATCGGCGTGTCGGAAATCATTCGCAATTCAAAAGGTTGTCCGGACCGGTCACCGGATTGTTGTCCTAAACTGAACGAATCAATGACGATGTTCCGGATTTCAAAATAATCTAAGAAATCCGAAATCACTTCGATCGCGGTTGGTATTTTGCAAATTTCAATAAATTTCCGAACCTCGTTTTCCGGATAACCGTCAACATTTTTGACCGTGAAATTCTTTCCGGATTGTGACGATTCGCCAATGATCACGCCGGACGCCGAAATGAAAAAATCACCGTCCGAAATGTATTCTTTGACTGTTCCGTTTTGCCCCTGGATTGGCGTTGTGATAATGTTTTTTGATTGCGAAACCTGGATCAAAACCGAATCGATCCGAATTCCGTCGAATTCAATTGTTTTTCCGTCAATGGTTGTATATTTTCCGGATTGGATTTCAATGTTTGAAATCACCGGCGTTCCCAAATAGGATTTCCGTTCCGTTTGATTTTCGGAAACCGCGTCAACCGGCGCGCGAAAAACCGGCGGCCGGAACAATAGGTTCGGATAATTCTTTTTGAAATCTGTCATTTTATTCGGATATTATTTGCGAATCATTAACCGCGGCCAACAAAACCTTTGTGATTTCGTCCTTTATTATCGATTTCGTTTCGGTCAAATTTGAAGTTTCGAAAATCATTTTTTCAACCAACTTTTCAATGTTGATCGTGAAATTCTTTGGCGCGGACGCGGTGATTCCGGACATTCCGGATCCAACGCCGGCCGTCTTTGTCTTTGGCGTTCCGTCCGCGTTTGTTTCGGTTCCGGCTGTTTTCTTTGCCATTGACGTCACAACGTCCGCCGGTTTGATTGACGCGGCCAATTCTTTGTTTTTGCCCTTTCCGAACGCGTCACCAACTCCGTTCGCCAAACTTTCACCAATTTTTCCGGCCACGGCTGTCATTGGATTCGATTTGAGCAAATCACCGCCAATGTTTTTCAACAACGCCGGAACCGATTTGAAATCACCGGTCACTATTGCTGTCAACAATCCGCCAACACCTTTCAAAACGCCGTAAATTGCCGCCGGAATTCCTTTGAACGCGTCAATGATCAACGTTGGAAAGGATTTGAACGTTGTGACCACGTTGGCGAAAAACTGTTTGAATCCGGAAAATATTCCAAAGAAAAACGCGCGGAATTGATCGGACGTTTTCCATAATACCACAAACGCCGCAATCAACGCGCCAATTGCCACGACAATCGCGCCAACCGGATTGATCGACATGATTAGATTCAACGCGCCAAAAGCGATCGCGGACGCGTTCGTTGCCAACGCCAAAACGCCGAACGCCAACGCGCCGCCGGCAACCGCGCCGATCACCGCCAACATTGCCGTTTTATGGTCCGACAAAAATTGAACGCCGGATTGCAACAAATCAACCAATCCGCCCAACGCCGGATTCAACGCGCCGCCAATTGATTTTCCTAATTCTTGCATGGTTCCCTGCAAAGTAGATATTCGACCGCCAACCGTTGCCGATTGTTTGTCCATCATTCCGAAAAACATTCCGCCCTCCGACGTTGCCGATTGGAACGCTCCGTTCACCTGGTCAACGGATATTTTTCCGTTTTCCATTTCCTTTCGCAACGTTGCCATTGATTTTCCGGTTTTTTCAGAAATAACAGTCAACGGATTGAATCCGTTCGTGATCATTGTGTCCAACGTTTCACCGGTCAACTTTCCGGTTGACGACATTTTTCCAAAGGCCATTGTCATTCCGGCTAATTTTTCCGCGTTGCCGCCGGACGTGTCGCCCAACATTCGCAACGTTGGAATAATATCGTCACCGGCAATTCCAAATTGCAAAAGTATTTTGGCCGAATCTTCGACGGCCTTATTATCGAACGGCGTGACGTTGGCAAATTGGGCCAATTCGCCCAAAAGTTTTTTCGCGTTTCCGATCCCTCCGGTCATGACCTCGAATGACGTTTGTGTCTGTTCGGCCTCAATCCCCAATTCAAAAACCGCTTTCACCGCGGATCCAATTCCAATGGCCGCGCCGATCGTTCCGATCATTGACGTTAAACCGGAAAACGCGGACGATGTTGATTCCGTCGCGTCTTTCGCGTCTTTCATTCCTTTCGTGAAACGATCGGTTAATAGTAAAATATGTTCTTCAACCGTTGCCATTGTTTAAAGTGCTTTTTGTCCGTTTCTTTCGCTTTCAAAATCCAAAACAAATTTCAAATCATTCCAACAAATCGCGAATTGTTCGTCCGACAATTCCGCCGGATCGACTTTAAAATAAAAACGGATCAACGCGTTCATTTTTCGCAATTCATCCGTTTCACTTTTTGCGTTGCCGCGTA